TGAAGTATAATGCCGTGGCATATATCGACCAGCGTTCTTAAAAAATGTCTTTTCTGATAATAAACCCAACTCAACAGACTGCTTACCTAAATCGTAAAGAATTTCTTTTGCTTCGGTTGCTAAAACCATTTCGTTCTTTGAAAGTTTAGGATTACCACCCTTGATATATTCGCCCATTTTAAGCTGCGTGGCTTCATCTACAGCCTGCAACCTGTTACCAATATCAATCGCATATTCTCTACCGATTGCCTGGTTACGCTTCATGGCATCCATGCTTTTAACGAACTTACCGGACTCTGCTAAGTTTCCCCTATACTCATATATAAAAGCCCGATTAATTGCTTTCCCACCCGGTACTTTTTCAAGCACTTTAGGGATGCCTTTCATAATGGCTTTATCCCATATAGGATCGCCGATATATTTCTTTTGCGCTTGAAATAATTTATGTAAAGGAAAACCACCATAGAACTTTGTACTATCAGCCTTGCTCTTTAATGTTTTACCAACTATTTCCTGTGCATCAGCGGTTGGTTGTTTTGTCAATTTGGTAGCTTTACCTCTCGATAAAACACGCCCCTTGTTAGTTATAAACAAATCACCTGAGCCTTTTTGATATGTTTTACCGGAGGCATCCAGTTTTTCTAAAGCTAAATGGTGCGTTCGCGCTTTGTAAATAGTACCCTCTGTATCTTTTACAATAGCGGCTGTTACATATTCTGTTGGCGGTTTTTTCTTAAACTTTCTCCCCTCTGCCGCCTGTAAAGCCTCGTGGTATAATTGTGCTTTAAATCCTACATCTCCCGATTCTTGTAGTTTACCTTCCTTTTGTAGTTTAGCCCCTTTTACTTTAGCCTCATCCAACAATTTTTGCAGTTCTATTTTCTCGCTATTTGTAGCTTTTTTGCCGAACTTTACTGCTTCACCAGTTGTTTTAAACTCCGGTATATCTCTCTTGTGTAAAAACTCTTTAGCAAATTCTTCCGTTATAAATTCACTTTTAATAGATTTGGGCTTAACAGATTTGGTTTTAGGTATTTTTTTGCCCTTAATAGCCTTAACCCCTGGGATTAACATGGGTAACGCTTCAACACCTGTTTTTATTAAAGCCCCCACTGCCGCACTCCCTGTTTTCTTTAGCCCAAGATCACCGGCTTTCTCTCCAACTTCTGAAAGTTTTTCAAAAGGATAAGAAGCTGCACCTATAAGAGCTTTCCCTTGTTTCGTTTTGGGCTGATATGTTAATTTTTCACCTACCCATTCACCGGCCTTTTTAGCCTTTTCTAAACCAACAAACGGTGATGCCGCCAGTTCTGTTAAACCGGCAATAGGCATGCTCACCCACCCTGTTCCAACAGTTGTAGCCGCTTCAGCTAATCCCGCCGCCGCACTTGGAGTTTCTAAAAGCTCTTGCTTAATGCTTTTTAATATACCAGAAGATTTTTCTTTTTTAGACGGTTCTTTATCGGCGTGTAAAAAAGATAAAGCCGTTTCTTTGTTAGATTCTTTATGTAAAAAATCAATCGCTTTCATTTATATCCAAACTTTTTTTGTAAGATTTTTTCTGCTTCCTTTTCTGAAATCTTACCAGCTTTAAAATCCGTCCTTACATCTTCGGCAGTTTTGTATTCTTTTGTCTTTTTGGATTTTTCTTTTTCCAATCCCAAATCTTCGAGTTTCCCGCCTTCTTTTACATATTCTTCAGCAAGTATTTTAGCCTTTTTCTTCGCGTCTTCCCGTACAGCTTTAACATCAACCTCAATATCTCCCATAAGTGGGTCTATGTTTTTAGCAGCGCTCCTTGCCGCCGCTATTTGTTTAAAATAATTTTCTCTTAAAGTTTTTAATCTTTTTTCTTTCGGGGACATTTTTCCCGAACCTCTCTTTTTGCCTTCGGGTTTTCTACCTAAAACAACTCGTTCCTTTTTTGTAGTTTCCTCTGTTTGAATCCTTGCACCACTCGATAATGTTTTGGTTGTCCACTTTTCTTTTGCTTCCGGCTTTTTCTGCTGGTCTGATTCATATCTGGCACACGCAGGCATAAACTTGTCTATAAAATCCGGGTCTGCAAGATCGTTATATAATTCCCCATACTTGGCTACAGCCTTGACATCGTTATTTGCCATAGCTTCTATGGTAAATTTTTTCAGGCTTTCCAATGCAGGCTCTGCATGTTTTCCCCAATCTTTTTTAAGTGCCCGATATACATCTATTTTTCTATAACCCTGTTCGGTGTAATTTTTTATCGTATTGGCAATCGGTGTAATTTTGCCGGACAGTTTTACACCCAACTGTTTATCAATTACCCCGCCAACTGCATCTATTTTCATAATTTCGGCAGGAGAAAAGGGTTTTTTATACGGCTCTATTTGTTCCTGTTTGGTTTTTTCTTTTTTTTGAGCAAATTTTAACTGACCTTCAGATAATTTCATGCCTCTTTCGGCAAGGTCTAATTTTTTTTCACCCTCTTTTTTTCTCCGTTGTGACTCTATAAAATTTAAAGCAGTGTTTGGTAAATTCTTTAAAGGGTCATCTGTGCTATAACGTCCGAATTGTGCCATTTTTAACTCCTGTGTGCCTCTATAAGGGGCTTAATGTTTACACGCTTGCCAATAGATGCACAAAGCGATAAAAACCGATCTGTGACCATACGGGACGTTCTGAAGCGCATTTTTGGCTTATATCCAAGTATCCATTCGCCATAATCTACAAGACGGTCAACAAGAAACCTTTTTACGATTAGTTTTATAAAGTGGAACTTTTTAATTAATGGCGTAAAACCTTCAGCTAAAGCATAATATCCACCTAAATGATAATTGCTCATGTATTTATCTCTGAATTTTCTGGCAATGTTTACTTCGGGTGAATCAGACGAAGTACAAGCAGTAATAATAATACATTGGCTTGCACCATATCCGATAACTCCTCCGATTATTGCGCCGTAAACGCCGCCTATGGCTGTACTGGCAACCTCATAACCGACTAGCGCTCCAGCAGTAGCGCCTGAAGCTGCGCTGCCTCTTTCTGATGATTTCTGTGCCGCTTCTCTATCCTTTTCCCGTTGCTTCAATTCAGCCGCATGTTGAGCCTGCTGTTGTTCAAGCCTTTGTCTTTCAAGCTCGACCTGTCTTATTCTGAAAAGTTTATCCGATGCGGCCTGTCCCTCGCCTTCTGCAACACCGGCAACCTCTTGTTGCGTAACAGGTCTCCCCCTTAAATAGGATTTGCGTTTCAGTCTTTCCAACGCCTGTGCAAAATTTAAACCCGGCATAATCTTACTCCATAACATTCTTTTTTGGTTCGTAATACAAACCTAACCCGGTTAACTCCATCCCGTCTGAAACGGTTGAAGTGGTTACTGTAAACTTGAAACTATGATACAGGCACGGGCCTAAAGTACATTCCCTAAGCTCATGCGGACCATCTGCCATATCTATATCTGTTGGTACAAATTGATCGTTAGTATCATGAGTAGTCAAACCCTGATTACAATAATGGGCAATATCAATATCCTCTCCAGCCCCGGTTGCTTTATCTTCAAACAGTAGCCTTAAAAAATTTATATTGGTATGCTTGAATAACGGTTGTTCTGAGTCCAACATAAGGTCTTTTGTGTGCACATACTGCTCAATCCCGGTTCCGTCCCATGTATTTCCGTTTTCCAGACGATACATATACCCTTCATTCGTTGCCCCGTATGGATATACTTTCCCATTGGTATCATGCACATTAAAAGCTATTTGTAACGGATTAGCCCCGCTTCCGTTTTCCCGGTAAATTTTAGTCCATTCCCTGTTATCAAGAGAAAATTCCAATTCTACATTATGGGTCGTCTGTCCACTACCAGAAGATATTAAAAGTTTGTACGTATTTAAAGCTGCATTGTATTTGCCTACACTGTCATCAAGCCGTGCCGTAGGAATACACCTTGAATCGTTCGGGTCCCAGTAACATGCTATATCTTTTGATATAAGATCAATCGTAGCGCCATCCGTAGCATATACGCCGTTATCTGCTTGGAAAATAACAACTTTACGCTTAATCCCGTCAGGTGTTTCCATAAAACCACAGGAAACCATTGAAAGCGGTGCGATACAGCCGATATTTTCATCCATTAGATATTTTTCCCATGTTTCAGGGTCATTACCCGTAACACGGTATGTTTCATGCTCCTTGCATACGATTAGCTGTGACACGCCTGCCGTTCTGTAAAGATTATAAAGCGGAGTAGCAGCTATAACGGGTGTGTTGTCGCCAAATAATAACTGTCCTGAATCCATACCGTTAAATGTATCCGGGTTGTTATATGTAGAATAAATACCTTTATTTCTATCTCCGGCCTTTTCGTCAAACAAAAATATCCTTTCCTGATACATTACTGGAAACGAATAACCGTTAATAGATTCAACGGCTGGTACTCCTTCAACCGTATCAACCAGCACATCAGCGCTTAAAGTGGCTGACCACATAAACTTGTAGTAATATAACTGTGTGGGATTGTTTAAATAGTTTTTAATTATTTTAGTTATCGCAGTACCATATTGATCCACCATACCATTTCCTGTACCAACTGGTTCTCCAATACCGAATCCACCAATCAACGCTCTTAATTTGCCGTTCGGTTGCCCCAAAAGACCAAAGAGGTTCCGGGTAAATTCTTCCTCTCTTAATGGCGGTTGCCACGCTATAATACCGTCTTGTGATAACGAATTTCCACCTACGGCAGTGCCGTCCGTAACCGTGCCAACAGTAACCCAATCGTTACCGTCCCAGTAATACACTGTAACCGTAGCAGCGTTAGCGTTAGCATGTTCGGTCATAGAAACATTAATGCCCTGCATTTGTTGCGTAAATGCAGCATATACATATTCCGTATCAGCGAGAGCGTCTAATTCGGCTGCAAAGTCCTCGGTAGAATATTCCTCCGAAGATTCTGTATTGACATGTAAAGAATAATTCTCCCAAACACCGCCGTCATATACATGAAATCCCGCACACGTAGCAGGATCAGTACTCCACACATTCTTTATTTCCTGTATCGGCGCATCAACTGTGCAATGATAAATTTCCGCCTCTCCGGCATCAATGTTAAATAAATACCAATATAGCGATAAACCCTCAAATATTGTTGTTCTTGAAGTATCTTCGGTAGATGACCATGTAACCGTTCCGGTCTGAGCAAGAGAAATGCCGCCGCTTGCAGTGTTATCGGTAATGGTTAGCTCATCCCATGCAGAACCGTTCCATTCCCATGCCGACATGGTTGATGTTGACAAGTTGGCTTTACTAATATAAAACTTAACACCCTGCAACGGTCTTGGTGAGCCTACCAGCCAGTATTTACCGATATTTTTATAAGGTCTGATGGGCAGAGTAAAGTCTGAAGTCCATCGGGCTATGCCTTTTGATACTCTGAATTCGTCTATGTGTGCCTCTATTTCTGCGTCTGTTCCAACCTGTTGCCTTCCAATATCAAAAGTACCTGCTAAATCAGGAACAGTACCCGAATAAGAATCAGAACTTGCCAATTCTGTTCCATTAATTACAATAGCAACATTATTAGAACCGCCGCCCCACCCTCTTACAATAGCAAAATGAAACCAAGTATTTGCTGCAAATCCAGGCCATGTAGAATAAATATATAGTTGTTCTGTATTGGCATCTTCCACTTCAAAATAAATGGTATATGTGCCCGTGACTTGGCTTATAGTACATCTAGTAAAATTATTATCGTCTTCATACTGTTCAAATAAGGGATAGGGATTTTGTAGTGCTTCAGTAAATCTAACCCAAAAATCAATAGTGAAAGCATCAGAACCAAAATTCCAATCTGCATGATCTGGAATAGTAATATAATCCCCCGTACGATCAAATATTCCCGAAGCCTGCCCGAACCTTTTATAATCCGTGTCAAGCTTTGAATCGCCTTGGGCGGATGGTGTGTGACCGCTATCTGAGCTATCGGTAAACGTAGTTGTTTCATCTGCACCATCACAATGAAGCATCAACACCGTGGAAGCATCCAAGCCATTAGCGATCTGAGCTACTTCATCCCGTGTCTGACGGGTATTCATTACCTGCTCGGTATAATCTTTAGGTGCGGTTACAACGCCAAGAGACGGACTGGCTGTGGTAACAATAAAAGAAGAACATATAAGTTCGTCACCGCCCCAAATAAGAGACTCTTCGCCATTGCAATAAATCATATTGCCTTTTGGCGCAGAGCACATACGACCCAAGCTTGCACTAGTTGATGCTGTGTACAATATTTTAGATTCAGACAGGTAAGATGATGTTTCGGTCATCTTGGCGCCCCATATATAAATGTATGAAGCACCGTCGCCGTTATAAGCTACGGTCCAATCCGAATCCGTTGCAGTCATAAAAAAAAGAACATCATGTTGATTAGACGCTGCTGAACCAAATTGGCCCGTTAGTGTGGCCAAATACCAATCGTTAGGATATTGTGTTATTGATGAGCCGGATAGAGTGACATCGCCATTGGTAGAAGTAGATACCGTCCCAGCACTTAAATCAATATACAGGTACATAACATCTGTATTGGGAGCGGCCTCTCTGACTGCCATTACCAATCTGTTTTTTGTCCCGCCTTTACAAAAAACAGACCAAGTATAAGGCGTATCATCAGTAATAGCCTTTCCAGAGTAATATATTCCGTGGTTGGCTGAAGCTGTGGAATCTTCTGTTAATTTAACGCCTGTCAAAGTGTCATCGGGGGCGGTTGTGGATTCTGCTGTATCTGCGCTGTTAAGGTTGCTCCAATCACTAAATTCTTTGGCATCCAGGCTGTAATCGGTAACGATCTTGTTGGTTTCGTTATCAAAATCAATTTCAAACTCACCCTGAGACGGTATGGCGGTTGTGTTCTGGTATAAGGTTGGATTCTCGCCTGAAGCATCCCTGGCAGAAACAATAACATGTGATTCCGCCGGTTGCGATTTCTTGAAATGAAAACCGTTTTCAGGGTATGAATAACTTGCATCCCAAACGAGCGTATTAATCTTTGTATGACCGGAAACGCCCTTTAAACGCTTTCCGTCTTTACGTAAGTTCTGAATGTTTTGGAATCCGTAATCATCAATTAAAACAGGGTCTTCCGCCGGTTGCCATCTTCCAATAAACGGAAATGCATACGGCTTATAACTTGCAGCAAGAGCCGTACAGGCAATCAAAAGTATTATTGTTATATATAAATATTTTTTCATTGTTTACTCCGGTATAAATTGATGCTCGTTTTCAGCATACCATTTTCTGTTAGAAGCCCTGATCGCTTCAAGATGTGCCGAATAAATACCCGGCCATATTACCTGGTTTTCCACTTGAACGCTTTGTTCCATTAATCTTGTAGCAACACCGGCAACGATTGCATAATGAAACTGAGGAGGCAATAAAGGGACGTGAGCGTCTTCAGTCAACTTACTTGGTCTCATCTCGAACCAGTATCTTAAATCATAAGCGTCATCTGCGGCATAAAACCATAGCAAATGATTCGATTCCGCACCGGCTGTTGTATATTTTTTCCTGTGATAATAGTATGTTGGGATAGATGTAGATTCGCCCCAGTAGGTTGTATCTTCTTCAAGCCCATCATATGTAATAGGGTCCATTCCCTGCTGACCATGCCATTCACACCTGAGTATTCTTTGAACATTTTTCCCGGTTGTAGATAAGGGAATCCCTCGGTGAACAATATCGCCGCCGCTCGAATATGCAGTTAAACTTGTGGTATCAATTGCATCAAGGCCGTCAATATCAATCAGAGTTAATGAGGTAGTGGTTGGTGCTGTATTTACCCTGAACATACGGTTATTAAGCTCGGTCGTGCCAACTATATTATAAATGGAAATAATATCGCCAGCTACTAAGCCGTGTGCTTCGTCTGTAGTAATTACGCCAGGGTCGGCTGCTGTAATGTCGGTAATTTCAGAAGGTGCTTTTGAGGCAAGTGTATCGTCAAAATCAACCAGCCAATGTAACGGAAACATATTGTCAACTGCAAGGATTTCATCAATATAAACCATGTTTATCATATGTTTAATTAAATTACCCTTTGCACCGCCGTAATTTTTTGTTACTCTTTCGCACTCGTCAACAAGGTTAGCAAAAGTTAGAAAATCTGCCATATTATTGCCTTTCGGGTTGGCCGGGGCCGAAAACCCGGCCTGGGTTCTTTCTGTCTATGTCTAAATCTTCTGTTCTCCATCCGTCTATCATTTCCGCTGGGTCGGTTTTCCATCCTCTTGACATATCCACCCACTGGGTAGATATAACACTGTTTTTTGTGCCTGTTTTGTAAATCTTGTAAGTATCACCATTGTCCCACGAAATATTATCGTCAGTAGTAATAGAATCCTCTGTAGCTGTTGCTACCAAGCTGTTAGTACTCTGTGTGGTGTTTTCAATATACAGCCCGTCTATTGCGCCACATGATGCAAAATCGGCATTTTTATTAAACAGCGTAGTTGAGGTCGCTCCATGATGGGTTCCTGTCATTAAGTAGTCGTTATCTATGTGTCTCTCAATTTTGCCACCCGGCATAGTTCAATCTCCATAATCGCCAACCAAATAATGACAATTGTTGCGTTGGGAGCGATCCTGATTAAAAAGTTTATAGAACCATTTGCTAAAATAATAATCAAAGCCGTTAAAGGTATTGCCAATTGTGCTAAATTGCCCCATGACCGCTTGCCGATGTTAAGCAGATAACCGCCCAATATAACTGCAAAACCAATTCCCATTTCAATGAGTGTCTGGAAAAGGGAAGAGTGCAATCGGATAAAACCTTGTGGAAATGTATCGGCCATAAAGACAGGATGAAAATTCTTAGCAATTACTTCCGGTGATAAGTGGTTGGCAAAAACCAAAGCTGCAAACTCGTTTTTCCACCTGCCAAGACCACAACCCGTAAGCCAGTGCTGCGGATATAGTTCGATAGCTTTTGACCATGCAGATAGACGTATATCAAAACTCTGGTACATATCGAAAAAGATAACAAATATCGCTCCTATTATAACTATACCCATTCCTATGGGAAATAGATAGCGTTTATCTTTAACGATTACAGTAGTATAGAAACTCAACCCGATTAAAGCGGCAATCATCCCGCCACTACTTTTGCTGGCAAACAAAGCAAATAGAATTAAAATACTAAACCAGTGCCATTTCCTTCGTAAAAACGCCGGTAAACACAGAGCCGCCAATGCTGCCGAACTGTTTTGGTTTTCCATAATCCCGGTAATGGTTCCCCCGGAATTCTGCCATAGCAAACGAATTTCAACCACTTGAAGTATAATAAAGAAGGTGTGTAATAATGCCACAACACACAGCATGTTCAATAAATGAACACTCCAATCTTTACCGTATTGAACCAGAATAACGTAAAGCACAACCCCGCAAACCACATTATAAAATGCTCTTGCGGATGCATGGCCCAATACAGGATAAAACTGGGAAAACAGCGCCAATCCTAAAAATGCGGCCATATACCTGTTAAACTGCCATGTCACACCTACCAGAATAACAGCAATGGCAATGCGGTATATGATTTCCATCGAATACCGCATATTGCCACGAACTACGGGAAACCGATACACGATCATTAATATCAAAGAACATACGACTAAACCTAAAAGGCTTTTTTTCATTTATAATACGGGTTCTAAGATTGTAATTCCTTTTATTTCAAAATTTCCGGTATCTCCTGTCTCACCAGAAAACCACAGTGCAATAGTTACCATGCTTGACCCTGCGGTAATTGCGGCTTCTCCTGTTGAATTAAGACTTAATGTTAGCAACTCTGTTGACGCATCAAGGGTCGTGCTGGTTGTGGTCGCATGAGTCTGAGCAATCGCTGAATCGAAATCAGCATTGTGGTCATGCACCCAAATACACCAATCCAATGACTTTGAATTATCAGCGTCAGCCGTGTCAGACGATACAATAGCCTGAACCTGCATTCCATCAACATAGTTTGCAGAAGGCGACCAATTAAACTGAATTTCTGTGGTTTCGCTCGAATCGTCATACAAAATACAACCCACGTTATCAGCCGTACTAAGTGCAGGTGTTGATCCATCATCAATGTCGTTTCCACCATCCACCGTCACGCTTGCTAACTGAATGGGTATTCGCATGGTTTCTGCAAGGTCGGCTGTTCCCATTGTAATCCTGCCGACAACATGCAAATCATCGTCTCCGGGAGTAGGACTGGCAGTGCCTGTTTTATCTCCTATCCATAAACTGGAAAAATGTGTCATGCCGTAAGGCTTTGCAGCTATCAGTAATGTCACCGCAAATAGCAGAGCTACTCCTCCGATAAGATATTTTTTCATATTAATTACTCCTTTATGAAGGCCGGGTTTTACCCGGCCTTTTATTTTTACGCAGGTATTACCCCGTACCATCCCTGAGGATCGTTGATTTCAGCGCTCCATCTGGAGTCTGCCTTAACCATCATATCGCCGGTATGGAAGTCTTTTTCTCTGGCAAACCGGGTTTTACGCCGGTTAAACCGGATAATCCCGTCACCGTCTAACTGAAAGTAATGGGCATCCTCATCGGTAAGGTAAGACCATTTTTTCAAACCAATTTTACGACCGCTTTTCGCATAAGCACTGATAGCCCTGTTTCCTGTATCCGGTCGGTCAGTTGATTTTAAAATTTCAGTAGCGTTTCTTTCATACTGAGGCGGGACCCAAAGATTTTTAACCTTCTTTTGAATCCTGTACTGCCTGTGATTATACTGATTTTCTGCGGCAATCAGGTTTGTCCAGAAAGTATCATACGTCAGGTCCGAGGATGTCGCTTTATTGCTAAAAGTTGAAGCATCCAGCCTCGGATGATCTGTTGCAAACAACGCCCTACTGTTCCTTGTAGAATGATAGGTTGTAGCAGCACCGTTTACAAGAAACCGTGCCATACGCACTTCATCATTTTCAGCTATTGCTTCGGCAAGGTCATGGAACAGTTCTTTCAGGTCTCCTTCAGCCCCGCCGCTTAACTCTACAAGGTTATCCTCAATAGCTTCCTCGGTTATTCTTACAGCCAAAGCCCATACGACATGAACCCAAGACTGCTTTGCTCCTTCGATCTGAGTATCGAACGTTACAGGAGAACCCTCACCTTTAAGCACCGGAAAACCAAGACCGGAACGCAACGCGTTCTCTTCTTTCTTCTTGTTTGATGTTTTAACGGTACACATTTCCTGCCACATGGACTCTCCACGCTTGTTGATGAAAGTATCAATAGCGTAAGCAAAGAGACCAGGGACATACGCATTATTAAATTTACCTCTTGTCCACATGTTTCAGCCTCCTTATAAGCCCGCATTAAAACCGTCATAAAAGTGGGTATTGATTGAACAAATCCACCTACAATGGCAGTTAGTATCGTTCCCGACAGTATCATCGGGATGTGGGTAGTGAAGTTTAATATCAAGTGCTGCCGTAGCAGAAACAGTGTCAGAAGCAATTTCCTGCTTTGAAATTCCTGTTGCTGCCGTTCCAGCACACAGAGCCACGCTGACTATATCAGCATTCTGCCCTACGTCTGCCAAATCGATTGCGGCGGTCGTGCCGTCTTCCTGAGCTACAAACTGCTGGTCAGGATGATCCGCAACCATTACATACCCGGCAACAGTTCCATCGCCCGTTTCGGTAGCGGCAATGTATTTTACCGGGTCCATGTTTTCGTCAAATACAGCAATTACCGAACCAAGCAGTTTTTGCGTATTTGCTACTCCATCAGGAACTGCCCCATCCTCAATGATGGTCATTGTCCCGTACTTGGTAGCAAGCGCTGCCCCACCATGCATAACAATATCGTTATGATACACGTTAATAGTGGGTGCGGTCGTTACTGCATAAAGTCTTGCCCTTAGACATTCACCCCATACCTGAAACCCCATAGGGTTGTCCACGGACGCCATGTCCATTCCCATGATTTTTTCTCCTTATTCTTCGCCTACCACTAAATCACCCAGCGGAGAATTATCCGTTGTGTCATCCGGTACTAAATCAGGCATTAAAACTTCATCACCACTGCCTATTTTATAATCAGCCCCGGTAAAGACTTCGACATCGGTATCACGGCTTTCAATCTGACGCTTTTTCCCCTCAAGACTGCCGGCATTCAAACCGGCTTCTGCACGCTTCATTTTAGCTTCCTGTACTATTCTGTGGTGTGTCCATGGTTTATATAACAATATCTGATCTACGCACGGAATACAGCCAAGCAACGGGTCAACCAGGTGTGCCAAATCAGATACGGTAGTTTTATTCACAATACCCCACTTTAAAGGAGGGTTTACTGATCTGGTCAACTGGTCTATCCTTGCAGGCTTTCTTTCGCACCATCTGAAAGCATAAATCTCGTTCTTTTGAAGCCGTGCAGCTTCTTCGGGCAAATCTAAAGGATTCTCCATTAATGAAAAATCGTTCAATTCGTCTTCTCTAATTGTGTGCCATGACTTGTCCTCAGCGTCAGACCTGATCTTAATGGCCTGTTCTTCGGGTGTCAGAATGGTAGGTTGTTTTTTATTTGCCATTTGTTATACCTCCACGGTTGCGCTTTGGTTGCTGTTTTTCATCATTTCATTATAAATTTTAGTGGCATTCTTGCTCAAGCCAAGCTGTTTGGGTATCGCAAGCTGGTCGCCGGACAGGGCAGCCTTCTTTGATGGTTTTTTTCCTGTTTTCAAGCTGGTTTCTTTGATCTTTTTCTTTCTGTTATTTTCGATCTTCAAAGCAGCCTCCCTCGCCTCTTTTTTAGTGTTTTCAAGCGTTTCATCCATTTGCATCAAGGATGTTGCAGCGCCTGCTAAAAAATCGCCAAGAGGATGGTCTTTTAAATAAAAATACTCTTTAGCATCCTGTATGCTCTGATGGTCTTCCGACCCTTCATCGTACACATTCGGCCAGTTTGAAATAAGACAATCATCCATTTCTTTTCGGCGCTGTGCCATATTGGCAGCGTCTATTTGAATTTTTGCCTCATTTCCTGCCTCCTGCCTGCTCATAGTTCTGAAAATCTGAAAAAGCATGTCTGGATCATCCTGGTGCTGCGCAAGTAAGCCTTTTATCTGGTCATCAGTAAATTTAGTATCCTTATCCGCTTTGGCTTTTGCTTCGTATGATTCAAACTTTTTCCGCAAACCGTAAAAGTTCCTGTTTGCCTTCTTAATCTCCTCGTCTCTCTTTTCAAGAGCTTTCTTGAGGGTCTCGTTTTCTTCTCTGGCTTTTACCAGGTCTTCATTCTCCGGTGGTTCCGGGTCTTCTTCTTCTGGATCGTCTTCCTGTTCCAGTTCGTCAGGGTTAATCTCTATGATTTCTTCATCTTCATAATCATCATCGTCAATGTCTTCGATTTCAAGATCATCAACCGGATCATCATCCCCGACCTCTCCACGCTGATCGAATAACATACGCAGCATAAAGGCTAAAAATTTATTCATCACTTTCTCCTTTCATTTTTTCTCTGACCAGTGTAACGGCCAGGTTTGCAGAATCTTCAATTAATAACTTGTTAAGCTCTAAATCGAGCTTCTCGTCATTGATTAGCCTTGACGGTAGGCTCATTAATTTTTTCCCCATATCCAAAAGTCCTTTTAAATATTCAGGTCTTGGATTAATCAGTTCGGCATATACCGCTTTTGCCACCTCCTCTGCCTGTTTCTTCCGATATGCCTTAAATCCTTTTGTTAGTAATATTTCTTTCCAGTCCATAGTGGGAGATTTAAATGTTTTTCTTTTCCTACTATTTGGGCAAATAAAAAGGGCGGTTCACGCATAAGGTGTATGGCCCCATACATGCCGCCCTTTATTATTCTCTTTTCAGAATGCCTTAGTAGCTAGCTAAGACACGCCCATATTTTAATTATTTATTGTTCCGCACCCTGTACCATTTGCATAGCGCTTTGTAATGCTTCATTGAATATTTGCTCAGATTCCGGAAACTCTTTCATTATCTTAGACATTTTGTTCAGTACGGGGTTTAATAGCTCATCCGTATTGCTTTCCCCGGATGCCTCCAAATACCGCTTGGTTATTTCAATCGGGTCAAACACGCCAAAAGGCTCCGCTATAGCCTTGTTGTAAACATCTTCTTTTTCCCGGCGCTCAATCAGTTTATTCGCCATTTCGGTTGAGCCGGTCAGACGAAACTTAAACGGTCGTCTTAAATCCGAACGCATAATAGGTGTTTTTTCCTTGTTGTATAAAAATGTTTTTTCTAAAGGCATGTGCTGATAGTATAGATCATAAACAGTCCTCAGCAAGCATATAAAGTCCTTTCTTAACGGTCTGGCTTGATAGTTATGCTTAATATTACCCTCCTGAATGACCGCAAGCACTTCCGTTGCTGTAGTCTTCTTCGAATCGGGTAAACCCATCTGACTGTTGCCTATTGATGTAACACGCTCCCAAAAAGACATCCATACTTCAATGTACTGAAACATCTGGCTCGGATTAATGTTGAATCTTGGAAAATACACGCCGTTTTGAATGTCATCAACCCGTAAACCAAACCCAGGCTTTAACTTCGTGTCCTTCCCCTTTATGCCCAGTTTGTCAGTGTATAAAAACCACGGGATCATTACAATTTCAGCTATATTAATGGACATGTTAAATGTCTTGCTGGCTCCTTCCTGAATGGCTGCTATCTTAGCATGTAATGGCTCGCCGTAACTTTTTCCCTGCCTTCTAAACATGGCAATACGCTTTACAAGGTGCTGATTTTTAAAGTTAATCTCTCTTAATGGTATCAGACGTATCAAAACCTTGCTGCCTAAAGCAATCTGAGCAATAAGCCTTTCTTCCCGCCATGAGTCTATATCTTCCTCGTCCTGGTCTTCTTCCTGATAAATATACCGCACAGAACATTCAATACACTCTATAACTTCCCTGGTAGATACTGCAACATCAGATATTTTCTGGTCCTGGGATTGCGCATTTTTAGATAAATTGCCTTCACCCTTATCTTTAAGAAGCCATTTCCCTATATTGCGATATCCACGCTTTTTTCCCTGATCTTCAAGCAGTTCTCCATAAGTGGGATAAACCTTACGCAGTACAGGCGCTTTTTCCCAGTCGTCAATATCATCAGGAATATAAATGTCCTCGAACGGTATAAGGTCCACACGCACGCCCTCAAAGACTGTTTCTGTCCTGTCAACCAATATCGGCCCGTTTGGCCCTACCCAAACGCCACCTACGTTCTGGAGTTCTTTCTTGTCCAACTCAAGGGCTATAAGAGCATTCTGTTCATTCTTCGGTAAATCATCTTTAACAAACATAAATTCTTTTTTAGTCTCATCATCGAGATCATACCGGGGCATAGGATAAACAGTCCCCTCTTTAAGCGCTTTTTCTACAATACTGATACCTAACTGCTCAACTTCAACGACATCTTCGAGTTCTTGATTAAACCAGGTTTCAGCTATTTTAGTCTTTTCATCCTGTTCCTGATCGTTTTCCATTTCAAACCTGAGATATGGCTGTTTCCCTATTAAACCGGATGCCAACCGGGGCGCAAGATTGTCGTTTGATATAGTCGTTAACGGTAGTTCAATATTACTTGCACCAGGCCAGGGGTCTTCTGTCGGTTTCTTAACCTGATCGTATGCAAGCAACGAATTCTTTATCTTGGTTATCGTCTGTTTCCGATAAGCAGACTCATCTATTTTTTTATATAGTTTCAGACAGTGATCTACAAGATGCTGCCATTTACCGTTCTTTTCTTTATGATCTATTTCCATCTATTTACTTTCTTTGTATATCGGCTTACCGTTCTTTTCTGTTTTATAATATACGCTCAAGAACTCAGGAAACTGCATAATCTTATCGTAAGAACTTATCTTTGCCTTGATAGCGCCTTCAGTCGATTTATCTATTTTCCATTTCCCGTTTTTTAATACTAACAGTACAACTTCTTTTCTGTATATTTTCCACGCTCGTTTAATAACACTAATCGAATAGGTATTTTCAACTATGTTAATTTGCGCTTTTTTTCTTTTTGGCATATTCATCAATTACATACTTAAACAGCTTAAATATTATATAGTCTTTGGTTATGGGTTTATATTTATGTTCGTGAGGTATCCCCTTTAAACACAACTCGCAATCTGGAATATGAGGGCCATAATCACCATGACCATTGCAAATAGTGGGTTCTGGAAATGGGCCATATTTCTCTTTTATTTCTGCATCTGTCATCATTTCTTTTTTCCAAACCTCCTTGCCTTTTTCGGTTTTTCAACAGGCTTTTTCGCTACTTCATCTTGCTGAAATATGTAATCACCCGTCTTAAATTCAACTACCGTCGTCCATTTACGATCTACGTCAAACCCAGCTGCTATTAACAGTTTGTTCAACTCCTCAAGCCCTTTAGGCGCCGGATATGGACGTATCTTGGTGTCAAATTCGGCTTCTGTCATTTTTAGTTTAATCATTTTGTCTCCTTTACATCTTGCATTCAAAAATAAGCCGTCATCTCTGATAGCAATAGCATTTTCTACGTTTAGTAACATCTTGGAGAAATTGGATGAAGCGCTTGATTCTTGTATCATGCAACAAGTACCTCCCGGTACTCTCCGCTTTCCTTCCTGCCTTCACGATGCCGGAAGTTCGCAAAACCCTTGAACGAATCGGACTCATTTCTTAGTTCTTGAAATCTCTTAGGTAATAATGTCATCATCTGCGATGCCATACCTGCCGTGTCAACTCTGTCGTCCTTACACCCCGTTTCAGCATTGTACGATCCGTTCTTTTCAACAAAGGTTCTCATTTCTGATACTGTTTCCAGGCTTCTTATTTGTATATCACCATTTCGTGACATTTCGCCTAAATCATCAACCATACGGGGCTTAGTTGCTTTGGTTGTCAGCCAACCAGCTTCACCCGGCCTGCTTTCATACATGGGATAATTTATTTTTGATAAGTCTTTGACTACTGTGTAGCCGTGGTTCATTAGCTCAACACACGCAGGGGCAATATAAAACATCCTGCCAATTAACCACACTACATTAGCAATCAACCCGTAGTCTATATGACCATGCCACTGTGCAGCCTGTTTTCCCGTTCTGTGGTTCCATACGTCTATGTTGGTCGGGTCTGGTTCTATATTGTCTTTTTCATGATGAGGCTTAATGCCGCCACCAGGGTCAACAGTGATAAAATATGTTTCTCTCTTATCTGGTTTTTCCCACAGGCTGAACTTACCAAACGAGTTGGGCTTGATCTTGCTAAACCCTGCCCGGTCAACCACTTCGCCAACAATAATAGGCTTTTCGCACAAATTTTCTAAATCATCGCACAGTTCCTTACTGTACACATTAGACCCCTTGCTAAGAAATGCCTCTTCAACAGTTGCTGGGTATTCCTGCCTGAACATGCGCTTACGTTCATCACGGCTGCTGCCTGACATCTTATTATCAATTGCCCAATCACGCCAATGTAACTGCTCCCATGACAAACCATACTTTTTCTTAATGTCTAAGGCTTCACGCTTGCGCCATTCTTGTAACTCAGGGGTAAACACTTGCTCATTCATCTTTTTAATGAAGGCTTGTTTCTGCGCTTCGCTGTCAAAAGGCTTCGTATATCGGTCATGCACAAACCATGGAATAAATACCAGTACCCAGTCCGTATCGGGGCTTTTCCATGCGTACGGTATCCCGCCTTGTATATAATAGGGGTGCTGACCTTCTGAGTAAGCGTTAAATACTGTCTTTTGGAAGGTGTTACCAAAACCATTAGCGGTTGACTCTCGGTAGCATTCATGGGGCGCTGGCGGCTCTGGTAGGCATTGGAAGAGACCATCTAAGAGGTCAGAGGCATTATCAGGCCAAAAAGCCTCTTCGGAGCAATGCAGATAATGAATGCCCTGTGACCGGCCTGTTGATACGTTCTTGGCTGTACCAAGCCTGTACTCTGATTTCAGACCCGTGCCTTTCATATTGTCGAACCGTAACAACTTTTCATTGCTCTTTTTTGTGGCAGGCGCTATCGGGTTACGTTCCTGCATAAGTTTTGCCATCTCAAACAGGGTGTTGGTCGATTCTTTTTCATGGGCTACGATAAAGGTTGACCTGTTCTTGTGTAGTGATGTCTTGCTGTAAAAGCGGCCCTGCACATAGGTTGACCCGCCAAAGCGCCTTGACTTTAAAAACACAATACGGACATAGCCAATATCTTTTTTCATCTTTTCGGCTACGGCATGTAATATCTTTTGCCCCTGGTTATACTCAAGCGGTACTATCCGGGCTGTATGGTGGTCACGTATCTTAATACAATCTAAGGCATGCTTCTGGCAGTCTGCCCGGTATTGTTTGACCTTATCTATGATCGATTGTTTTATCTTTGGGGCCATTGTTTACTCTAACGAAACTTTTAATTTATTAATTAGTCTCCCGCCCGTTAGCGACTAGCATTTTTATCAATGATTTCAATGCTCGTTAAAAATTGCATGCGGTTAAACTTTTTACATCATTTATGTAGCTTCCGCACAATAAATACACCTAAAAACCAGGCCCCGCAAAAGATAATCCCACCTATTAGTATATCTAACGATGTCATTATTGCCCACATAAATCACATTTTCCCGTCACTGCTGACCGGGCTGTCGGTGGGCAAGGGCATTTAAAATTATCATCTAAAAGCTCTTGATTGGTGGGTTTTTCCTTTTTAATACCCAGCTTACTTAATAATAAATTCCCGCCTATAGTATTACTCCTACTTAATTCTGATATTAAAACATTTTTAATGTGTTCTAAGTAGCACACATAGTTATTAATATCATCACCAAGCTCTTTATTATACCCTTCAATATGTTTTATAGCTTCCCTGTAAAATCGTTTCATTATTGCCCTACTACGTTATCAATCATCATGTTCCAAATTTCGTTTTCGATAGCTTTATACTGCTCATTATTCCTCATCTATAGCGTTGATTGCATCTTCGATGGTAATTGCCCCGCTAACATCTACCTTTTGCTGCGGCCCAAACTCATCCTTTTTCTTGCGCTCAAGATACCATTTTGCTGTCCCCGGGTCGTTGTCAATTTCTTCTACAACCTTCGTCCGAGCCTTTAAAACCGGCATTTCCTTGAGTTTCTTCTTTCGCTCCAGAAATTCCGGGTGCTCTTTTTGATAATCATATAGTGTCGATGCTGCTATGTCTGCGAATAAACAGGCTTCCAGGTCGGTACAACCAATGGCAAAAGCCTCTTCTAATTTCCCTATTTTATCCTTATTTATCTTCTTTGGTCTCCCTGCTGGCATTTTAAAGCCTTTTATTTGCCCGTATTTGGATTATTTTTGATTGGTTAATGGTATTATATGCCTTGAGATTGTAAACTATTTTCGTGTTATGCAACATTTATGGTAAAATTTTTTATTTTCCTGCATCTTTGAGCATCTTCTTTTTTTGGTGCTGACGTAATACTGCCCGGAATCCGAGCTTTTTCTTTTGCACATATTTTTTCGCCTTAATTGCTTTCCCCTGGTCTCGTGCCTTTAATCTCGCACCTTCGCCGGTGTAGCATTTTCCTGATTCTCCCCACTTATATCCGGCTTTTCCGTTTTTGATGCATGTCATAACTGGCATTATATTGCGCCCTCTGTTTGGTTTTTGATTATTTCCTCAATTTCCTTTTTAGTATAATAATGGTCAGGATCGTTTAAAGTCCCTTCCGGGATTCTAACTATTACTTCAGTCCCGTCTTGCAATACTGCGTTAATATATACCTCTTGATCTGGACACTTACCAGGCGTACAACAAGCCATCATTATTAGTGTCATTAAAATTATAATGTGTTTCATCTTATCACCTAATACACTATTTTTATATAATTGTCAACTGTTTTGATACACTTTTGTCTCATT